AGGCGGTCGAAGAAGGCGAGCAGATCTCCGACCGGGTCTGGGTCAACGAAGACGAGGGCCTCCTGCTCGTGCAGGCTTCGATCTTCGAGAACCCCCACCTCTCCGAGGAAGGCCGCGAAGACGCGATCTCCGGCATCCGCGGCGACCAGCGGGCAGCCGTCACCGAAGGCGCCTTCACCAACGCGAAAGGCTTGGTCTGGGAGGCGTTTGAGCCCAAGCCCGAGGACGCCGTCCACGTCGTGCCCGAGGAGTGGATCGACCGCGAGCTCGTCGGCAACCTCGAACACCTTGACTCGATCGACCCCGGCCAGGTGCAGACGGCGATCCTCTTCGGCGGCGTCGACAAGCACGGCCGCGTCGTGATCTACGACGAGCTCGCGCTCTCCGGTCGCTCCGCGGTCCCCGAGCACGCGGCCGAGTCGATCTTCAACCTGCGCGAAGGCTGGGGGCTCTCGGAGGTCTGCAAGTACACGATCATCGACCCGGCTGCCCGCTCCCGCGACCTGGCCTCCGGCGAGCGCGTCGGTGAGGCATGGATCGCCGCGGGGGTGCCGGTGATCTACGGCAAGCACGACCTCGAGGCCGGCTGCATGGAGGTCGAACGCCGGCTCATTCACCACGTCGACGACGGCGAGGGCGGCAAAAAGCCCTTTCCGCTGATCGTGATCTCCTCGCGCTGCAAGAACCTGATTCGGCAGATGCGCAAGTACCGCAAGAAACCGAAGGAGGACGGCTCCTTCGGTGTCGTCAAGAAGGACGACCACGCTTGCGATGCTCTGAGATATTTGTGCATGGAGAGAAGGGTTCCGGTCAAACGCAAACGGCGCCGTCCGCGCGAGCAGCCGTGGACCCCCGGCACCGCCCCTCCGTTTCAACCGGAGAAGCGGCGTTCGGGAAGCGTGATGGGGAAGTTTTCGTAACCGATTCCAAGCAACGGAGGCATCTAATGAACCCCCGCTTCATCGACCCGAAGTCGCCCGGTGCCCCAGCGCCGGCCTGCGATGTCGTGACCGGCCGCCGCGACGGGCGGATCATCGACGCTGGCCCCCTGAACCGGAAGGCCGAGGCCGCGATCCGTGCCGGGCGCGATCTGCACGTGCTTCTCAGCGCGAGCAAGATCAAAGAGCTCGGCACGCTGATCGGGATGGTCCCCCAGGAGGACTTCGACGAGGCCGTGGCGGCGAAGTTGGCCGCCGAGGACGAGAGCGTCCGTCGCGGGGCGATCATCGCCGGCACCGAAGACCTGTCCGCCGCCGAGGCGAAGCTACGCGAGGCGCTCGGGCCGACGCCCAGCGATAGCCCGACAACCAAGGAGACGGAATGAACAACATGCTTCTGGAACGGAAAGCTCGAACGGCCACCGCGCAGACCCCCGACCAGGTCACGGGCTCGAGGGCGCGTGGTGTCCAACTCATCCTCGACGTCACCAAAGCGCCCGAAAACGAAGACAAACTGACCGTCTCAATCCAGGCGCGGGCCCCGGTGACCGGTAAGTACGTCACCCTCACCGCGTTTGCAGCGACCTCGAAGGGCGAAGAACTCGGTGAAGGGGCGACGCTCGCCTTTACGCTCTACCCCGGCGCTTCGGAGACGGCTGCCATCGGCAGCCACGAAGTTCAGGCGTTGCCGCTGCCGACGCGCTGGCGGGCTGTCGTCACTCACTCAGGCGAAGGGAGCTGGACCTACTCGCTCGGCGCCCTCGCCCTCAACTAAGGAGGACAAAGTGTTCCAGTTCACCCTGAAGACCGTCCCCATCTACATCGCGGCCTCGGCGGAGACGCCGAAGGAAGTCCGCAACCTGGCCGGCGGCAAGGTCTACCACAAGGCCGAACCCGACGTGGACTCCGGCGACACCGAACTCGCCGAAGGCGGCACGGTCCAAATCACGGAAGGCAAATACTTCGTCGCGGCTTCCGTTTCGGAGATCGGGGTCAAGGAGCTGAAGACCTCGACGGTCGAGGACTTGACCACGGTTGACGACTTGACGGTTGGGGACGATCTGAGCGTTGCTGGGGACGCAACCGTGACGGGGACGGCGAACCTCGATGGCACGATCGACCACGACGGGGCCAAAGTGGGCTTCTTCGCCACGGCGCCGGCAGCACGTCCGAAAGTCGCCAAAAAAGAAGGCGAAGAAAAGAAAGCGACCGTCGCCGAACTCCAAGAAGCGCTCGAAACGCTCGGCTTGATCGAGGAAGAAGCCTAAGCCGAGTGCTCGCCCTCGTCCTCCTCACCCTCCTCTGCCTGGCGCTGGCCGCCCTGCTCGTCTATCGCGAGCGGGTGGCCGGCGGTGTGATCCGGGCCGAGAACTCGCAGCTTGGACGCGAGATCGAGATCGAACGGCAGTACGCGCGGGACGCGCTCGACCAGATCGCGAAAGAGCGCGAGAGGGCGGCTGAGGAACGGCGCGAGCTCTACCAGCGCATCCAAGCCCCCGAGACGGCCGTGGTCGAGCACGTGCGTCGCGAGCGCGGCCCCTACCAGCGCCGCAAGCCGATAGGCGCCGACGACGACGCCGCATTCGCCGAGAGGAACGAGCGTGGCTGAGGTAGACGAGAAGCCCACCGAGCAGCAGGGCGCCAAGCAGTCCATCCCCACCGACGTCGACGCGAAACTCAAGCGCGGCCGCGAGGGGCTCAAGGAAGTGCAGGCCCGCCGCCTGCTCGGGATCGAGTTCGCCAACAACAACCACTTCTCCGAGCTCAACAAAGACGGCACAAAGGTCACCAATCTCGATACGACGGCGGTGGCCCAGAGCGGCGAAAAGCCCGACCACCGGGTGCGGCGATCGCACGACATCATCTCGCCGATGTTGCAGCGCAAGAACTCCGCTGCGACTCAGCGCGAGCCCGAATGGGAATCGCTGGCGGCGACCTCAGACCCTGAGGACTACGCGGCCTCGCGGATCGCGATGCGCCTCGCCCGCGCCGGCTATCCGCTGTGGGGGTTCCCGGCGGCCGAGCTCAAGGCGCTGTGGTGGGCCGAGGTCACCGAGGAAGCCTTCGGCCGCGCCCACTGGAATGCGAACATCGGCCCCTTCGTCGACGTCTCCCAGCACCCCGAAGCCGACTTCGAGGATCCCGAGACGGGCGAGCGCCCCTACGAGGGCCAGACCGATCCCGACAACCCGATCTGGCGCGGCCGCGGCGAGATCGAGCTGACGATCTACTCCGGGCTCGAGGTCTTCTGGGAGCCCGGCGTCGACTTCGAGAAGTCGCGTTGGTACGCGGTTGAGCACGCCCGCTCGCTCGAGGAGCTCGAAGCCGAGCCCGAGTTCATCAAGGTCGCGGGTGAGAAGCTGCAACCCGACGCGAGCACATCGACGGACGGTCGCCAGACCACCCGCGAGAAGAAAGGCTCCAAGCTCGCCATCGTCACCGAATACTTCGAGCGGCCCTGCCAGAAGTACCCGAAGGGTCGCTGGGGCACCTACGCGGGCGGCCGCAAGGTTCTCCCCGACGGCACCTACCCGCTCGAGGACGGCAAGGGGGAGGTCGTCGACCGTCCCTGCCTGCGCCGGCTGATCTACGACTTCGACGGTTCGAGCGATCGCGCCAAGGGCCTCGTGCAGAAGGTGATCGACGAGGTCCGCTCCTACGACCAGGCGATCAACAAGCAGGCTGAGTACAGCCAGATCGGCCTCGTCGCGCAGATCCTCGCCGCCGAGGGAGTGCTGCTCACCGACCCGACCGACGAGCCCGGCCTGATCCTCGAGTACGACCGCACCCTCGCCAACGGGGAAAAGCCCGAATGGCGCGAGAACATCGACTTCCCCGATGAGCTCTTCGAGATGGAAGAGCGGGCGCGGCGCCGCTTCTCGGAAATCAGCTTCGACGAGGACATCCCGCCCCAGGTCGAGTCGGGGAAAGCGATCGGTCAGGCGACCGAACTCAACCGCACCGCCTGGCAGAAGTTCCTCAATGACTTCGACACCTTCCGCTCCGGGCTGATGTCGGACTGCCTCGTGATCGCCCAGCGCAAGTACGGCGGCGACCGGGTGCTCAAGTTCCGCGGCACGACGGGCTGGGAGCCGGTCGGTGACTTCGAGGGCGCCGATCTGCGCGACCAGACCGATGTCCGCATCCGTCAGTCGGCGACGCAGACGCTCACCCGCCCGCAGATCGAACAGCGGATCATGCAGCTCGTCCAGAGCTTCCCCAACGTCTTCCCACCCGAGGTCGTGATCGAGGCCCTCAACTCCGCCAACCCCGAGAAACTCGTCCAGGGCTACGAAGAGGATGTCGGCCGCGCCCACCGCCTGATCCAACAGCTCCGCGACGGCTCCTTCTGGAATCAGCCACTGCGGCCGGCGCTGCCCAGCGAGGAACCGCTCGAGGAACTCGGCGGGCGCCCGATGGTGCCGGGCTGGCTGCCGCGCCCCTTCGACTCGCTGCCGGTGCTGAAAGCCGCGCTCGAGCACTGGATGAAGACCGACGATTGGGACCGCGCCGAGCGCAAAGTCAAGGACGCCTCGCTCTTCGTCTACCAAAAGCTCCTCGACCTCGAGGCCCAGCAGGCCCAGCGCGAGGCCGAAGAACAGGAAGCGCTCGCCGAAGAACAGGGGATGGCGAATGCGACGAGGGAATCGGAAAAGCCGATGCCCTCCCTGCCCGAAGGCTCGCCCCAGCCTGGCGGCGGCAACGGCGAGGAACCGCCGACCGCCAACGAACCCGGCGAATAACACACCTTTTAGAGCGATCAGCCCTCGTGGCCCGCTCGCAAACCAGTGGGATCAGCCAAGTTGCCCCCACGCAAGAGAAGGGAATAGCAATGTCCCCAGAGGCCCCGGAGGTTCCGGACCAGCCCAACGATCAGCCCGAGGTCCCGGCAGGTAGCCCGGATCAGCCAACGGAGGGTCAGGAGTCATTTACTGACTTCGACCCCTCGCAGGTCCCAGAGTTCGAGAGCGTGGAGGAGGCCCGAGAGTGGGTCGGCCAGCGCGTCGGTCAGTTCCAGACCGACTACACGCAGAAGACTCAGGCGATCTCCGAGGTACAGCGCGAAGCCGAAGAGACGCAGGCCCTCATTGAAGGTCTGCGTGACCCCGAAACCATGCCCCACTACCTGCGGCTCATGGACATCGACCTCAACGACCCCCAGGTGCTCGAGCAACTCGGCATCGGGGGCGGCGGGGGCGAGGACGACGAGCTGTTCGACGAGGAGCCCGACGTGGAGGATCGCGTCGAGCGACTCGAAAGGGAGAGGGCCGAGGAACGCCAGAGTGCCGAAGCGCAGGCGATGGAGCAGGCGCTCGACGACCTGGCCGACCAGGAACTCGAGAAAATCGAGGCGGCATGGGGCCGGGAGCTCGACGAGGACGAGGATGCCTTCATCCGCCATCGCGCGGAAGCGGCAGCCGGTCCCGATGGGTTCCCCGACTACGAGTCCGCAGCGAAGACGCTGAAAAGCTGGCTTGGCCGCCGTGAGCAGGATTGGGCCAAGCGTCGCTCGGAACCGGGTCGTGGGGGTACGGGTGGTAAGCCCGGCGGCAAGGCGCTCGACCTAACCAAAGAGGAGGACCGCATCGCAGCCGCCACGGCGGCGGCCGAGAAGGCGATGGCCTCCCAACAATAGGAGCGCAAAATGCAGAACGCAACCGCCTTTTTGGCGGCCATGAAGGACACGTTCCTCAGCGACTCGATCGAGAACAGCGTCTTCGTCGGAAGCGATCTTCTCGATCAGTTCACGAGGCTGGAGCCCACCGCGGAGCACGGCGATGTTGTTCGCGTCACCGTCCGCACCGGGCTCTCCGGCGGCTACTCGGCGGTGTCCCGAGAAGGGTCGCCAGAACTCAACGAAGGCACCAACGTCGTCACCAAACGTGCGAACTACAACTACTCGCACAACTGGTTCGACGTCATCATCGAGTCCGCGGTGATCGACGAATCCGCCACGAGCGCCCTGGCAGTAGCCACGGCGGTCGAGACGGAGCGGGCTGGCGCGGTGGACAGCATTAAACGTCAGCTCCAGCGTGGCCTCTTCTCGGACGGAACCGGGAAGATCTCGCTGGTCAAAGACACCGAAGGCAACTCGAACGAAATCACCCTCCTCGGCGATGGCCCGAACGCTCTCAAGCGGGGGCACTTGTACCCCGGCTTGAAGATCGACATCGGGACCGCAGCCGACGAGGATTCGATCGTGGCGGGGGCGGAAATCACCGCCGTCGACATCGAAGAAGAAAAGATCACGATCGACAGCGAAGTCGATACCGCAGACTCGACGACGCACTACGTGTCGATCGCCAACGCCCGCTCGGGGGCAACTTCCTACGAGATCGACGGGCTCGAGGCGATGCTGACCGCCACCGAATACGGCGAAATCAGCTCGGCAACGGTGCCGACCTGGGCGGCCTACAAGAACGAAACGGCCCAGGACATCTCCACGTCCGTGCTCTACGAACTGGAAGACGAAATCTTCCAGTCCTCGGGCGAGTCGATGGACTGGTGCGTCAGCTCGGCGAAGCAGATCAGGATTCTGCTCGAAGAACTGGCGCCTCAGATTCGCTACAACGGCGGCGACGCCGGGGCGAAGACCGGGCAGAGCCGCAGCGGCCTCACGACCCCTGAGGGCGTGAAGATCGAGCGGCATTTCGACTGCCTCGATCGCCAGTTGTTCGGCCTCCGCAAAAAGGACCTCGGGTCCGTGCGGCACAAGGCCGGCCCGCAGTGGGCATCGCCGGAGATGATCCGGCACCAGGAGGGGACCACGAGGTACCGGGGCGACCTGGTCTGGCGCCTCAACACGGCTCTCCTGCGCCGGAACACGCACGGCTGCTACACGGAACTCAACTAGCGGCCAGGGGCCGTCCCTTCGGGGGCGGCCCCTTTGTGTTGCACCGCGTCGAACGCAAAGTCAACTTCAAAAGGAGCGACCATGTTCTCTTTCCTGCTCAGTCTTCTCGTTGCCCTCGTCGTCACCGTCGAACGCCTCGAGAAGCCGAAGGTCCCCGGCCACTTGAAGCGCACGCGCACCAAGGTCACGTGCCCGGAAAAATACGAAGAAGGTGGGTTCGCGCTGACGCCGGCCAACCTTGGCCTTTCGCGGGTCAATCACACCGAGGACGTCAAGGTCGTCTCGCCGGGCGAAGCGACGGCCAACTTCGCGAACGCCTACTACGACGTCGAAGAAGAAAAGCTCAAGCTCTACGACGAGACGCCCGGTGAGGTCGCCGACGAAGGCATCGTCACGGGGTTGGTGCTCGAGGTCATCGCCTACGGAAGCTAGACCACGATGCCGACCACGAAATCAGGGTTCGTCTTCCCCGAGAGCCGCGAGGAGCGATCGCGGCGCGTCAACGCCTACCGCGAGAAGATGGAGTCCGGCCATAAGACGCCGGCCTCCAAGCGGCTCGAGAAGGAGCTCCGCAAAGTCGACCCCAACCTGCGCGTCGTCTTTGTCGATCCCGAGGCGGGGAAGCTGCCTCCAGCCGAGCGCGGTTCGGGGATCATCCCTGGGCGCTGGCACATCAAGATCCTCCTCAGGCCGCGCAACCGCTACCTCCCGCTCACGGGCCCCAACTGGGAGTACCGCGAGCCTGAGTTGGCCGTGGTCGAGGAGATGAAAGCCCGCGACCTGTTTCGCCGTGGGGCGCTCGAGGAGGCGACCAACGCCCAGGCGGCCGAGGAAGCAAGCCGCCGGCGCCAGGAACTCACCGAAGGCGAGGCGCGGGTCGAGCAGGTCGCCGCGGCCTACCGGGCGGCGAAGCGAGTGCCCGGAGACGGCGGCGAGACGCGCAGCTTCGCTCGCAAGCGGGGCCTCTCCCTCCCCCGCGGTGTCGCCAACGAGATACGCAAGTCGACCGGGCACAAGCCGGTGGCGCCGGAGCTGGTCTTGCCGGGGGGTGGGCACGATCGATAGGAAAGAACTTCGTGAAGAGATCGAAGCCAGCGGCGCCGAGAACATCGCCAACGACACCGGGGGCGAAGCCCGGATCAACCGCTGGATTCAGCAGGCGATCCGCGAGATCTGCGACCACAAACCGTGGCCGTTTCTGCTCGCCACCAAAGAAGGCAAAGCGCCGCTTGAAATCGCCGACCTCGGCCACGTGCAGGCCGTCTCGGACCTCTCCAACGACAACACGCTCGAGCCGATCACCCTCAACCAGGCATTGCTCGGCGATCCGGATCTCGACTCGATCGGCAACCCCGAATACTGGTACACCGAAGACGGGGAAACGATCAAGATCTTCCCGGCGAGCACGACGACCACGATCAAGGTCTACTACCGCAAGACGCCGGCCGAGCTCGAAGACGAAGGGGAACCGATCATCCCTTCCGACTACCACGACCTGATCGTCACCCGCGTCAGGGTGAAGGTGTACAAGTTCACCGACAACTTCGAGGCGGCGGCGGAAGTCCTCAAGGACTACGAACGCGAGCTCGACGGCATGGTCCACGCGCTGATGCATCCGAATTACGATAAGGAGCGGCGCCTGACCCGCTCCGGTCGGGCCGGGGACTACTTGTAATGCCGGCGCCCAAACCGATCGCCTTCACGCAGTTCGGTGGCCTGATCCTCAACCGCCCTCTAGACGACGTCGGCGCCGACAATGCAATCGACATCTTCGACGTCGATTGGGACAACTCGCTTGGGATGCTGCGCTCGCGCGAAGGCGCCGCGGCCTTCTCCCCCGAAGACGCCGCCTCGAGCTACGACGTCCTCTACGGGCACTCACTGACCCGCCTGCTCGCCCGGCGCGGCTCGACCCTGCATGTACTCGGCACCGACGGCAAAGAGATCGCCGAAAAGACGGCCGCGGTCAACGAAAAGCACCTGGCCTTCGCCCGGCTGGGGACGCCCTCGGCGAGCTACACCTACATCGCCGACCAGGAAAACACGATCAAGCGCTACGACGGCGCCGACTTCACGAGCCCGACTTGCACGGTAGGTGAAGCCAAAGAAGCGGCGATGCCCAAGGGCCGCTTCCTGGCCGTCTGGCCCGACGGCGGCAACCGGCTCGTCGTCGCCGGCACCCCGGCCTCCGGTGGCCCCAACGGGGCGATCAGCTCGGGCTCCCACGTCTGGTTCTCGATGCCGGGCGACGGGGAGGAATACGAAGCGACTGCCTACGTGCAGCTCAATCCCGGCGACGGGGAGGAAATTACGGGTTGTGTCTCCTGGGGTGGCATGATCTTCGTCTTCAAGGAGACGCGCTGCTTCATCTTCTACGGGGTCAGCGCCGACAACGATGGCAAGCCCGTCTTCAACTTCCGCTCGGTGGAGCTGGGCACGCGGATGAACCCGCCCGGTGCCAAGAACGCCGAGAACGTCGCCGCGGGCAACGACTCGGTCTACTTCGTCGCCGACCACGGCGTCTACGCGACGACGGGCGCCGAACCCTCGTTGCTCTCGATCGACCTCGAGCCGTTGGCGCGCAGCCGGGCGCTGGTCGGCTCGATCTCCACGACGCTCGGCGAACGACGCTTCGTCGACGCGGGCGGAATCGCCTTCCTCGACGAGGCTATCTACGTCGGCTTGCTCGAAGGCGGCGAAGTCGATCGGCTGTTGAAGTACGACCTGCGAAAGCAGGCGTGGACGATCTGGAGCGCCAAGCTCAACTGCTTTGTCGCCTGGGCCGAACAAACTGACAACCGCGGGCGGATCTTCTTCTCGGGCACCGGCGAATCCAACCGCCGCGTCTACTCCTACACCCCGGCCACCGACGAAGACGCGAGCGCCGCGTCGATGTCCCCGCGCTGGCAGTCGGGCTTCTACGAGCTCGAAGATGCTGACGAAAAGAGCCTGGTCGGCGCGAAGCTCTGGGGCACCGGCGAAGTCGACGTCAAGGTCGCCGAGGACTACGGCGAACTCGGCTCGGCGACGACCTTCAAACTCGGCGAAGGCACGGCGATCGCCCAGCGCCAGAAGCAGATCGGCCAGAGCGCGACCCTCTTCTCCCACCAGTTCTCCGGCACTGCGTCCTGGTCGGTGCAGCGCCTCGATCGCTACCTGCGCGAGAGCCGCGCCCCACGCACTCAGAAGCCCTAAGGAGGCAAGATGTTCCTCTACCTGTTCTCGATGCTCAGCGCGGTCACCGCCAAGTGGTTTGGGCGGGCCCTGCTCGGCCAGTTCGGCACCACGGCCGCGCGCCGGGTCGATTGGGCGACCGACACGATCAAGGTCGCGTTGGTCAAATCGGCCTACGAACCCAACCAGGACGAAGACGACTTCTGGAGCGACGTCGAAGCCAACGAGATCGAAGGCACCGGCTACACCGGAGGCGGGAAAACGCTGGCCGAAGCGAGCGCCGAATACGACGCGGCCTCCAACACGCTTCGCCTCGACGCGAACGATGTCGAATGGACCGGAGCCTCCCTCACCGCCCGCTACGCGGTGATCTACAAGGACACCGGGGAAGCGGCGACTTCGCCTCTGCTCGCCTACGTCGACTTTGGCGAAGACCAGACCGTCGCCTCCGGCACCTTCAAGATCGAATGGGACTCGACGGACGGGGTAATGAGGGTCGTCGCTTCGTGAGGATGGTGCGGGAGTGTCTCTGAAAAAACAAATTGAAGAACTCCCGCTTCTCGACGACTTCAATCGAAGCGAAAATCCGGTTGAAGCGGCGAGTTGGACGAAGATGTCGTGGGACGTCACGACCGGCAAGCTCCTCGCCGAAAGGTGGACGCCGAAGACCGGCTTCGAAGGTGGGGTCGACGGCCTCTACTGGAATAGCGGCAAAATCCTCAACCCCGGCGCCAAGGCTGGCCCCTTCTTCAAGGAAAACCTCGGGGAACGCTGGATCGCGCTTTGGGTTGCGATCGACGTGGAACAACACAACGGCTATCGCCTTCGCGTCATTGTCGTCAACACGACGACCGTGGAATGGAAGTTGGAGAAGGTCACGAAAGGCGAAGTGGCTGAATTGGCTGGGGGGACCCTTGAAGGTTTCGTTAGCGGGGCTAACGAAGACCTCTTTGCCCTGACGGTAGTAGATGGTGTGGTTCGGGCTTGGCAGCTTGTCGACGGTGAAGGGGAATGGACCGAACTCGGCAACGCAGAAGATTCCACCTACACCGAAGGCTATGTCGGGATTGAGGGTCGTGGCACAGGGATCTGTAGATGGGACATTTTCTACAGCGGGGAATTGGAAGAAGAAGGTGAAGCGGGTGGAGACGAAGTAGCGCCACCCCCGGCGAGCGCGTTGGCTTCGGCTCTCACCCCCACGCTCGCCATTATGCTGTCGCCGCCTACAGCCAGGGCGACGGCGAGCATTCCGCCCGTT